ACGCCCTTGGTGATGCCGTCGCAGGCGGTGGGCACGCGCACGATGTCGAGATAGGCGGTGAGGTAGCGCGGCCCCGCGACGTGGCGGACGGTGGCGGTGCCGTCGGCGGCGACGGTCGCGGCGACGGTGCGTCCGCTCTCCTCGTGCGGCGTCATGGTGAAGAGCGCACCCGCCGCGGCGATCGAGCCGACCACCGCGGCGAGGGTGCCGCGGCGCGGCTTGGTCGCCGTTGCAGGAGCGGGCGCGGCGGGCGCGCGGACGGGTTCGGTCACTTGCCTTCCTTTCGGCCGGGGAGGAGGTTGAGGATGCGGTCGCGGAGGAAGGCGGGCAGCGAACCGATCACGTCGGCCGCGCCCGAGATGAAGCGCGGAGCCGACTTGAAGGCGATCACGCCGACCGAGAACGACACGCCCTGCATGACGAAGGGGTCGAGCGGCCACGCCGCGCCGAGGGCGCGGGTGGTGAAGTAGCTCACGACCACGCCGACCGCGAACTGGGTGAAGCGGTCCGCCCAGGTCAGCCCCTTCTCGTAGGAGACCGCCACCAGCGCGCCGAGCGCGGCCGGCGACAGGCCGACGGCGAAGGTCACCAGCGCCTCCCAGAGCTGGGCGAGATGCTTGTCCATGCGTCAGGTCCACAGCTGGATGAGGGGGAGCAGGTCGGTCGCGGGCACGGCCTGCGCGGCCGGCACGACGACGGCGGTGCCGAGCGGCAGCACCGCGCCCGCGTCGGCGAGGCCGGGGTTGGCGGCGAGCACGGCGGGCAGGTCGGCGGGGCCGAGCGCCCGTTCGCGCCAGAGCAGCGCGTCGAGCGTGTCGCCCTCGCGCGCGGCGAGGATGGCGGCCATCAGATCAGCTCCACGCAGGTGCGGGTGCGACCGAGCATGTCGCGGACGGCGTGGGCGCGGTCGCGGCGCAGCTCGTCGACCGAGCCATCGAGGTCGTCGACCTTGCGCTGCCCGGCGGCGGTGAGGTCGACGTCGCGGTAGCGCTCGATGAGGTCGGCCTTGACCTCGGCGGCGATGGCGCGGCGGTAGAGGAGCACGAGGCGCGGCTCGCCGGCGAGGCGGTCGTCGGGGCGGACGGCGGCGAGGTCGGCGGCGCCGGCCGCGCGGCACCCGGCCGCCCAGGCGGCGAGCGCGGGATCGCCGTTGACGGTCAGCATGGCGCCGATCGCCGCCTCGCGCAGCCGCGCGGTCGACACGCCGGCGCGCAGGCGCACGGCGTCGGCGAGCGGGGTGAGGTCGACCGGCGGGAACCAGCCGTCGTTCTCGACGGTGCCGCTCGGCGCGGGGGTGGAAGCCGGGACGATCGACGCCTCGCCGTCCGGCGCCGGGCCGAGCGCGCCGGGCGGGATGATGATGGTGGCGCCGCTCACGGGCGGAGCTGCCCGAGCAGCGCGCACGCGGCGCCGGTGAACAGGAACAGCCCGCCGGTGGCGCCGAGGCATCCGATCGTGCGGGGGTGGAAGCCGACGTCCCCGTTGGTCGGGGCTGCGGCCACCGCCAGCACCGCGCCCGCCAGCGTCGCCAGCGCGCCGAGGCCGAGCGCGACGACCTGGACGATGAGGAGGATGGCGGCGGGCATCGGGTCGGTCTCCGGGCGCGGACGCCCTGCGGGGGTGAGAACCGGGTCGAGGAGCGGCCCTGCGACCCGAAGGTCTCCCGCCTCGCGCGATCCGCCCCCGAGCGCCGGGGGCGAGCTGGTCAGCCGGTGGAACCGGCAGTGTCGTTCGTGGGCGCGGGCAGCGCGGCGCGCGCCTTCTCCAGGCCCTTGATGACGGTCTTCACGCCGATGCGGCCGTCGAGCGCCTGCGCCGAGCCGAGCCGCGCCAGCGCCGCCTCGATCATCGGGCGGGCGGCATCAGGCTCGGCGTCACCAGCGCGCGCGGTCAGCTCGGCGCCGATCGCCTTGAACAGCTTGGCACGCGGCTGGTCGTGCATGTCGATGCCGTCGGTCAGCGTCTCCACCGCCTCCAGCACCCAGAGCGGGAAGCGCTCGCTGGCGTTCTGCGCCTTGAGCGCGGCCTCGGCGATCTCCTCGAGCACCAGCGTCGGCGCGTCGCGCTCGTAGCGGGAAGGCATGGCAACGTTGAAGCGGATGACGACGGCGGCGAGGGTAAGCGCGCGGGTCCAGTCGGCGACGTCGATCGACCATACCATGATGGTGGGCAGCACCTCGTCGGCCCCGGTCGCCGCCAGCTCGCGGCCGGTGGCATGCGCCGCGGCGTCGAGGACGCCGTCGACCCACGCCTGATACTCGGGCAGCATCTCGCGCTTGGCGGCGATCTTGTGGACGACCGACTTGATCTCCTTGAGGCGGCGGAGATCGTGGGTGAGGCGGAGCTTGGTCGTCGCCGCGGCATGGTTGGCGAGCGGCCGATCCGCCGCGCGCGGCGCGGCGCCGGTCGCGGCGGAAGGAGCGAGCCCGCTCCCGGAGGCAGGAGCAGACGCCGCGGTGGCGGCCAGGAGTCGGTCCTGGTGTCGGCGAGCGAGGCTCATGGCGTGTCCTGTGGGAGCGGGCTACGGGGTGGGGCTCAACCGCCGTTGGCGGGTGGCGCCGGAAGAACCGGCTTCTTGCCCATGACGATGTTCTCGACGAGTGCGGCCTTGCCGAGGTCCTCGACGACGAACGCCTGGTTGACGCTCTCGTAGTTCTCGATCTGGTCGCGCTTGGCGTTGTCCTCGACCTTGCGCCGCTCGGTGCCGATCTGCTCGTAGATCGACAGGTTGGCGAGCGTGGTGATGAGCAGCGCGTTCTTCGGGAACTTGGGAACTCGGATCGCGGTGAGCCCGCCCAGCTTCTTGCTGGCGTGGAGCACGTCGCGCGCGATCTGCTCGGTGGCGGTGTCGCCCGCCTTGTTGACGATCGCGAAATACTTGTCGTGGACCAGCTCGCGCCCGACGATCACGACGAGGTCGGTGTCCTCGCGGTAGTTCTCGTGGAGCAGCTCAATCGCATCGTAGACCAGCGCGTCGATGTTGACGTAGTCGACCTCGGCCTCGTCGGTGTTGGTGCCTTCCGGGTTCACGACTTCGCCAGCGCCAACGTAGATGGCCTTGGTGGCGCCGGTGGTGAGCGCGCCATCGGCGAGGACGCGCTCGGGCGCCTCCTCGCGGATGTGCTGGAGCCAGCCCTTGTTGACGTCCTGGAGGAGCGGGTTGGCGACGGGGTCGGTCTCGACCGCGGCGGTGCGGCCGTTGAAGCCGATGGTGATGATGTCGATCGCCTTGGCGTTGACGATCGCGTCGCGCAGCAGCACCTGGAAGTTCGGCTGGTGCGCCCAGCTGTCGAGCGTCTCGTAGCGGACGAGCGTGTCGAAGTCGGTCTTCTCGCAGCGGTAGCGGCGCTCGTCGAGGTCGCCGGGGTAGCGCGGCTCGCGATCGTGCACGCGGGTGTCGGTGCGGCTGGCGATCGTGCCCTTCACGCCGACGCCGACCTTGTCGCCCTCCTGCGCCACCACCGGGATGATGTTGATGTTGCCGAGGAACTCGCTCGACAGCTTGAGCTTGCCGCGCAGCGTCTGCGCCACGGCGGGGGCGACCGCGAACTTGCGGGCGGGATTGGCGACGCCGTTCAGCTTGCCGATCTGCTGGGTGTAGGCGTCGAGCTTGGTCTGGGTGATCGGGAGCATGGTGGGGAGCCTCGCGGATCTCGGGAGTGGGAAGGTCGGACGGGGTGCGGGTCAGCAGTCGGTCAGGTCGCCGCCCTCGCCCGCGCCATCGGCGGGCGGACGCGAGAAGCCGTTCGGCGCCTCGGTCGACGCGAGCCGGGTCTCGAGCGCCGTGAATCGGGCATCGATCGCCGTCTGCGCGTCGGTGACCGGCTTCATCGCCGCGGCGAGCGAGGTCGCCACCTGGTCGCCGATGGCGGTCGCGAACTTGGCGAGGTCGTTGTCGTTGGCGGCCGGCTTGGGCTCGTCCTTCGGCTTCGGCTCTTCCTTGGGCGCGTTGGCCGTGAACATGGCGGCGACGGCCGCGAAGCCGCCCTTGATCGCGTCGGTGATGCCCTTGGCGTCGGCCGGCGCCGCCTCGAACTCGAGCGCGGTCGCCTCGGGCGCGGTGCCGAACACCGAGCCG